ACTCTTTCCCTACACGACGCTCTTCCGATCTGGAAATTACCGACGTTCCGTTATGTGGGAACAAGCGCAGGTAGTCATATTCTCCCCACGTGATTTCCTCTTCAATATCGGCGAAATAATACGTTTTCTTATACGCATACATCCCCGTCGACGACGATACCGACGACGACCCGATGCTGACGGCTATTTGCGTCGTTGTTTCGTCGCGGTCACTGTATCGTGTCGCTCGGATATATACACGGCTGGGAAATTCGCTGGCGCTGTTGGAATAGAGAACCATTCCCAACTGTGCCCCCGATTGGTTTACAATGGATATAATCACCTTTGTCGCGTTGTCGACCTTGCGGATTTTGGTGCTATCGTCCGGGTCGAAAACGCCGTGTCTGTCCGTCCCGTTATTGCCTGCGATAGAATACCCCCAAAAGCCGTTGCTGTATGTTAGGAATGGATATATAGATACTGTGGCCTCCGCCTCATTGCTTGCGTCTGATGCGTTTCGGCTCAAGCACGGAATCGCTATTGCTCGCAATGCGCTGGCGTATTTGCTCGGCATTTCGAACGTGAATCCGGCCTGCTTGGTTATCTTGTCGAGAATCCACCATGCAGTAGCGCTGGGGTGGAAATTGGCAAGGCTGGTATCCGATACGCCGCAGTCGTATTTCGCAAATCCATATCCGATGGATTTCATTTGCGACAGGGTCGTCGCCGTGGTATTTGCATTCCACGTCAGCGCCTCAGTTCCGGTCAACTCATTCAACTTGGCCGCTTTGTCGACCCACGCTTGAAAGTTTGCCATCACGCCCCAATAAAGCGCGATTTCGTAGGTTTCAGATGAAGATAGCAGCACGGCATATCCGACACGGACGATCTCGATTCCATTCCGAACGAGGCGCGCCGAATATCGGTTATATCGCTTATCGGACACATAGGCGGGCGCCCCCGGATTGTCGAATATCTTTCGGTTGCGCGTTGTTTTCGGGCATTGAATCGTCTGCGAATTCGACGACGTAATTTTCGATATGTCGCCGAGCAGGTTAGACTTGTAGTTGAGGGTCGTCGTCGCATCCGGTTTAAGGTCGACGGCCTCGCCGTTGATATATAATTCCTCCGTCATGGTTACAGCATTTGTGCGCTCTGCGCGGGTTCCTCGATTGAGAAAATAAAATCTTGGTAATGCTTCGTCGTTTTCTCGTAGCTGCCAGCAACGATATTGACGCGATGCCACAGCGGCGCATCGGTGGCGTCGTACCCGTCAAAAACATCCACGACGACCGACTGCGCGAGTGTGAGCAGGAAATCATACGTTTCGGAATCGACCAGCTTTGCCCCCAGCGAACGGGTCTTTTTCCGGGATAGGCTTTGTCGGACTGACGTTTCGATATTCACGCCGTCAATGTAGGCGGTCGGGACGTTCATATCGTTGCGTTCCCACGTTGAGGATGCCGAAACGGTCGACGCGCTGCCGATCTCCTTGAACAGGTAGTAACAATAGCGCCCCTGTTGGTCTATCCAGCGCAGATAGACACCGGTTGCGCTCCGGTCTATGTCAAGTGTATAACCAACCATGCCGACAGTCTCCTCGTCATTTTTCAGCACGAGGCTATGCGGTACGGCGATATGCACCGAACGGGTGACGGTCGAGGGGTCGATCACTCTTGCCGGATTCAGCAGGTAGCGGTGGTATGGGGTCGCACCTTCCGCGTCCTCGTTGTGGTTGTAAAACATGATGTCGGACTGTTTACCGTCGATCAGCACGTCGAACGATGTTCCGTTCTTGGCGAAGACATCAACCGTAAACGGATAGCGGACGAACCATTTGCGACGCATGATGCCGCCGGATGATTCGCGGGCGGATATTGTACCCCATATAGCATCTATTCCAAACGTGCCGAGATAGAATTGACTACCGTTGCTATACCAATATATCGTAGCATAGATAGTTTTTTTCAGCGGGGAATCGACGAACCCCTTGCTGTAATCAATCACTCCCTGCGCAACGTTATTGAACAACAGTTGCAGATACCGCCGTATATCGAAATATGCGGCCCCATTGAGCGGCTCGCGCTCTTCGCTGTACGATTGCTGCGCTTGGCGGTCGGTTAAGACCATTTCTAATTTGTCATACGTTGTGGGAATTTTCGTGATTTTGAAAATCGCCGGGACGAATGCGAAATGCGTTGCATTGGGATATTCGACTACTGTTCCCGTGCTGCTGCGTGTAAATGTTCTGCTCATGGTCTATTGTCTTAAAATTGATTCGACGATCTGCGCATCGAAAAGCCCCGCCAGCCTATCGGCGATGCGGTCGGATAGGGCCGCTATTTCGGGCGTGAAGATGTCTTCGCGGCCGCCGTTACGGAATAGGGCCGACCCCTCCGTCATTATTTTGGTCGCTGCTCCCCACGCTGAAATATCTACACCCTTTGCTGCGGCCCAGTCCGCGATGATGTCGATAAACCATTTCGGGGCGGACGGATAGACCGACCCGTCGCGGCGTCGGCGAAAATGCTGTGACAGCCACGGCTGCGTACCGGTTTCAAGTGCTGCAAAATATGGGCGGGCGTCCATCGTTCCCGTGGTTACGCCGCCGTTGGTCGTTACAGCTATCGTGATGCTGTCGGCGGTTGCGCCCGTCGTCTGTTGTCCCGCGGCGACGTGGTTCTCGATGATCTTCTGCCGTGCCCGGTCGAGTTCTTCGGCGACGATTCGGTCGGCTTCGAGTTCTATTCTTTGTACGTCCATAGCTACAAGCCGTAATCGAAGCAGACGCCCGCCTGTTCTTGGAGTGTCAGCGACAGCGTTACGATACATAGGTTTGCGTCCATCTTGTCGAACGCGACGCGGTAATTGATCTGCCCGGCGACCGGAACGAAAAAGCCGCTTTCGTTTACGGCAACGATGAATCGCACGGCAAGACCTTTCAGCCGCTCGGCGATCTCCTGCGCCTCGGCTCCTTTGTAGTCGAGCGGCATAGCGTCGGCAAAGGAGATAAGGCAGGATGGAGCGTCGCGCACGAAGCCCTGCGACGTGAAATTCAGAAAACCCGCCACGGGTTGCACGTAGAGGCAGGCGGGCAGCGTGAGGCCGTCGGGGTGTGTAACCTCGCGGCTCTCTCCTTGACGCCGGAATCGGTCGAACGCTTGATTGGCGCGGAACCACGATTCGCACAGATAGGTAAGGCCCATCGCCTCGGCGATCTCCTTGACTTTGTTTTCGACTGTCGGTTTTTCCATAAGTCTATTTGTTTTTGTTGGCCATTATTTCGCGCAGGCGCCGTTCAAAGGCGATCCGCTCGTTGTCGATTCGCATACACTCGCAGACGCGCACCCATGCCACCTTTGCGGCGTCGTCTTGGTCTTGGTAGCCCTGTCGGTGGGCGTACCAGTCGATGATGCCGAACGGCCCGAAATCAAGGTCGTTTATTCCGGCTTTGATCTCTTCGGGCGTCGGCTGGTTGCTTGTGCTTGCGAACAACGCTGCGATGCGCTCCAATTCTCGCCCGACCCAAAAGACGAAACCGAGCATTTTGTCTGCCCGTTCGTTGTAGCAGCGCCGGGGATGTACTTTCAGAATGACGGACGCGATTCGCTCTATAAGAGCGTGCACCCCGTCTGCCTGCAAGCTGAACAGGTCGCCGATAGTTAGATCGTTGAGGTTTAGAGGCGTGCGCACGCCGCATACTTTGTTTGGCTTCGGCAGGGTTTGCAATGCTGCACGCGATTCGGGCGTCAGCACTCGTTCGATAGCGAGCACCTGCCGGGTCGTCCGTTTCTTGATTGTTATTTTCATCAGTTTTCCTGTTTAATCCACTTTTGCCGCCGGGGCGGTAGTTTATTCGTCTTTCAAATTTTACCAGCAGAAACAGCCCGAAAATAGCTTTTCACGAAAGCCGCCCGACGTGGACGCGCATACCTTTCGGCTGCGGGACGATTTCGTAGTACATGCGCATCATCAGCGGGTCGAAATAGTCGGGCGACCGACCGAGTACGGCTTTCATCTCTCGTTTGTCGATGATCCGTTTCTTGCTCGTGTCGGCGTCGACGTCGCGGGCGACAAGGCAGGCTTCCAGCTCTTCGGCAATGGTCGATTGCAGTTCTTCCGGGCAGTCGATGCAGAGCAGCCCCGCATTGATAACCTCCGCCAGTTTGAACGCGCATTGCGATTTGAGGTTGAAATACGTGTTATCCGGCGCGGGCGCTCCTCCGTGGAACGTCTTGATGCCCTCCAAATACGAATCGAGGTACTGCCCCAGTCCGTCAGAATCGGCGATGATGTTGGAGCGCCGGACGCCGTGCCGCCTCGATTCGTTGCGCAGGTCGGTTTCGATCTCCTTGCCCGTGCTGTACGGTTTGTCGATAGCGAGTTTAGCGGCCATTCCCGTCCAGTTGAACGCGACGAAGCGGTCACGGCCTTTCATGGCAAGGTCGGCACTGATACGCCGCACGCCGTCGCCCGTCTGCCGCTCGTTCGTGAAGCAGTCGAGGATGGCGTCGTAGTCGGCGAGTTGGTTTGCGTTGCTCTCGTATTCCCATTTGCCGAGCAGTAGACGTAGCCGAATCGACTTGACGCCGATTGATTCGAGCGTTCGGATGTAATCGGGCGTGATAAACGGGTTGTCGTAGACCAACGCCTGAACGAATGCGCAGTCTTTCGGTAACGTTCCGTCGATATGCGGTTTGTAGAAATGCTTATACAGCCAATTCTTTTTCGGATTGCAGGTTATGAGCATCTTTGCTTCCAGTCCGTATTCCTCGTTGAGATGCCGCCCGATTCGGGATTTCAGCACCTCGTAGGCCATATAATGAACCTCTCCGGCCTCCTCTATCCAACCGCCTGTAAACTCTTTCGACCCCAGCCGCTCGAACATCGGGTCTTTCTGCGGATAGAACGTCAAGTCGAGCAGTACGATTTCCGACCCGTTCGTAAACTTGATGCCGTCGTCCGTTATCCGGTAGTCTGTGAATCCGTAGGAATCGGCGACCTTGCCGAACGTGACCAGCACGGATTCGCGGCTGTCCTTGATGTTGTTTCGGCCGACGAACCAGCGCGTTTTCGGGAATGCCCAGCAGCAACGCATAAGCCAGTCGCACCCCAGCCACGATTTGCCGCCGCCTGCTGCGCCGCCATAGACGACGTATCGGATTCGCGGGTCGGCCAAGTGGCGGTAGGCAAGCAACTGTTTGTAGTTGACGCGCTGCTGTTCCTCGCGCTGTTGTAGTCCGTCGGTAAGCATGTGTTATTCGTCTTCTTCCGATAGTTTCCGTTCGCGCTCCTCGTCGATACGGCGGACGATTTCGTCGATGTCCGGCACGACGGGCAGCACCGACGAAAACCCCTTGAATTCCTTTCCGCCCGATGTGATGTCGACCTGTACCTTGTCGAGGCCGAGCAGTTTGTCGCGGCGTTCCTCCCATTTGCGGATTTCGGCGAGGATTCGCACGTCGCCGACGGGTTCCTCCGTTACGCTCGACGTTTCCGATTCGAGCGGAACGGGGGCGTCGAGAGGCTTGCTGACGACAGGATTTCCGAACGTGTTTATATCGACGAGTGCCGTGCGAACCTTTGCCCGCTTGACAACTCGTTTCTGCTTGCTGGCTTCGTACAGCCGCCACAGTTCCGCGATGGCGCGGTCGCACTCCATCAGCGCCTCGTCGCACGCCTGCTGTGTGTTGCTCGCGGCTTCGGCCCGCCATTCGCTGACGAGCAAATCCCAATCGGTCTTGATCGTCTTCGGCGTTACCGAATATCCCAACTGCCGTTCGACCTCTGCGGCGATCTGACGAAACGGCATCCGCCGTTCGAGGCGCAGATGTGACACGAGCGGCAGACGGGCATTCCGGCGGTCTTTCGCCGATTTGTTATTGCTTGGGTGTGATGCCATTGATCGTTACTTTTTAACCGATTCGCGCAGTATCTTCGGCACGGCGTATCGCCATTTGATGTGATGATGCAGCCGCCGATGGGCGGTTCCCATTGCCGAAACAACCACGCATGACGGACAATACATAACCGTATAGAAGCTCTTTACATACGTGCCTGCATCCAAGTACAATTCCGTCATGCCGCCGCTGTTGCTCTGCGTTTCGAGTTGGTCGAGGCCGATTTGTAGGATGGACAGAAATACCCCCCCCCGCGACCCCAGCAGGACGTAGGTATTGACGTCTTCGTTGATACGGCCGACGAATTGAAACGGTCGGTCGACGGAGCAGATAAACGAATTCATGGCTTTGCGCATCGGCTGTATTCCGTCGTTGAATCTCGTCGCCTTTTCGCCGCCGATATAATCGCCGCCTTGTCCGATCGCAAGGGTCAGCATCGGGGCGGAATTGAAATAGTCGAGCAGCATGTCGAATACCGCGTCGAGGTCTTGGACGTCTGCGCCGTGCCAGCGTAGCTGGTCGTCGAACCGGAATTTGAAATATGTGTAGTCGTCGTCCAGCTCGATGAAATGCGTCGCCCCGATCTGTCGGGCCAGCTCGAAACAGGCGTTGCGGGCGTAGATGATTGCCCGGCGGTCGCCGAAATTGTCGCCCTCGTCGAATGTCTTTGCGATCTCCGATTTGGAAAAGACGAGCACGTCGCCGAAGCGTTTGCGATACTCCGGCAGCGTCTTATCCTCGTCGTCGCAGACGATGTATATTTTCCCCGTATATCCGTGTTTGCGCAGCTT